TGCTCCAGGATATGGGCCGCGCCGATCTCTCCAGGTTCGCAGCGCTCGGGACCCAGGGGGTAGAGACTCTACATTTTAGCATGTTTAAGGCTATGAGCAGTCGGCAGGATTTCTCCGTCATTGTGGATATGATCCGTAAGGCTACGGTCGGCGTCGAGGCGAAGCGCGGCACCATGGCGAATTATGCCTATACACACGCTAATACGGCCTTTCAACAGTTTAGCGGCCAGGTTATTATCAGTACGGCCGAATCGATCGGGCACGGCGGACCAGAGAGTTTCTGGGAGGTAACAGGTCCAGAGGATGAGGCTAACCGCGACGTCTGTATCGACGCGCTTGCGGACCCGATCCGAACTCGGGCGGAATGGGAAGCGGCTAACTATTGGGGCGGAGCGCCTGGGGGCTGGAATTGCCGGCACCAACTCGAGCCCGTCTTTAGAAAATAAGGAGGATACGATGCTTAAGAAACTTATAGCCCTGGCGGCACTACTGGCCCTGGTCGCCTGTACGGCCTGCCCGGCGCTGGCGAAGTCCGTTAAGACCCTCGAGGTCGAGAAGTTCGACGCCGCGGGTAACGTCAAGGTCGCTCTCCAGGACCAGAGTACAGACGCGCTCTCCCTGTATTTCCACCGGCATTTAGGGGCTATAACGCTGGCCGATAGCTACGGTATCGGCGATCGCGTTCTTGCCCTGGAGCCCGGACACGGCGCCCAGGTCGGCGAGCTCATATGCCTAAAAGAGGACGGCCGCTACTACCAGGGGACTATCCTCGTTGTAGCGACGAACGATATAACCTTGGATACACCCCTCGATTATGAGTACACTCCGGCTGGGTCCTGTAGCCGGACGTCGCGGGACATGAACGTCGACGGGTCCTCGACCCCGGTCACTTTTCACGTTAAGCCGACGGGTGTCGACTGGGACGTGACGGAGATCGCTTTCGGCCTGCAGGACTCTACTACCATGGACGACGGTAAATTCGGGGGGATCGCAGCGGCCTCTGTTCCTAATGGGATGGTGGTCCGTAAGAAGGATACAATATACCACAATCTCGGGAACATAAAGACTAACGGTGACTTCGCGATCCGGGGACATAGAGACTACGCGGACAAGCCCCCCGCTGGCACTGGACACGCCATGGACGCGGGGCTAACCTTCGGCCGAGGCCCGGGCGGGATCGTCGTCCGTCTCAATCATGCGGACGGCGACGAGCTGGAGATTATGATCCAGGACGACTATACCCTGCTCGACGTATTTCACGGCCTCGTACTCGGGCACTCTGCCGACCCATCATAAGGAGGGCACCATGGGAAAAAGATTATTAGCTTTATTGATTATCGCAGGCCTCGTTTTCGGCGCTACAGGCCCGGCCCTATCCCGGTCTATTAGGACCCTGGAGGTCGAGAAGTTCGACGAGTACGGGGGCGTGGGCGTTATCGACTGGATACACCACCAGAACCACCTCGGGAAAGCCTTTACCCACGCTCAGACGGATTTATCCGTAGGCTCCGGGGCGTCTAAGGAGTTCTTAATAACTACCCCCGATAGCGAGGAGCACGTACACCTTAACCTCGCCGGCATGTTACGGGGCGAGGGGGCCTGCGAGCTGTACATATTCGAGGCGCCCACTGTTTCGGCCGCCGGGACGCCTATAATCCTGGTTAACAGGAATCGGAATAAGTCGGGCATAGCGGCGGCAACGGTCGCGACTCATACGCCGACCACCAGCGCCGACGGGCTCCAAGTATACTATGAGCGCCTGGGGGCCGGCGTACAAACCGGAGGGACGACCGCCGACCGCCAGGAGCTCGAGCTCCTCGCCGATAGCATGTATCTGATCCGGAGTAAGTCTCTCGCGGCCGGAAACGACCTTACTACTCGGATAGATTTCTACGAGGCCGCTCACTCCGAGTAATTAATCCTTGATTTTGTGGATATTGCCGTTATGGTTAAAGTTACTAAATTCCCGGACCTTGGCCTCGACCTCCCCAGTAATGCGAGTTACTGGAGGGGGATCGCGCTCGAGGCTCGGAAGATGCTACGAAAGCGAACTATAACGAGCAAAGAAGATGTTAACCTAAAACCATTTAAAGCTTACTCTGCAGCATACAGGGAGTACCGTAAGTCGAAGGGGCGAGGAGTCGTACCTAATCTCTCTTTTACCGGCCGCATGCTGGGCGCGATCCAGGCGATCGGGAAGAGACTTAAGGGTCAGCTCCTCCTCTCCGGAGAAGAGGGCGCGAAAGCTTTCTGGAATGAATCCAGGGGCCGAAAGTTCTTCGATCTGGCCGACGGGGAGCGGGACTCTATTTTTAAATCGGTGTCCGGATGGATCACCAGAAAAAACAGGTTGAAGCCTGGAAGGTAGGAGCAATGGATGAGGCAGCGTTAAAAAAAGCGATCGCGGATGCGATCAAGGCCGAGCAGGAAAAGACCGAGACCTATGTTAAGGGCGTCCGCGAGGAGGCTAAAAAGTCCCGGTTAGCACTGGAGAAGAGCCAGAAGGAACTCACCCAGACGAAAACCGACGCCGCTACGGCGACGCGGGAAGCGGCCGAAGCCGCAGCCAAAACCGAGGACGGCAAGTACGCGGGGCTTTATGAAGCGGCCAAGCAGACTATAGCCGAGCTCGAGGGCAAAGTTAAAACCCTGGAGAAACAGATCGCCGACGCGGAGCCTACGGGTAAAGCGCTTGCGACGTATCTCGATGCGGAGATCGAGGAGATCCCCGAGGAAAAGCGGACGCTTATCCCCAATCTCCCAGTAACCGAGAAACTCGCCTGGCTTAAGGAAGCCAAGAAAGGCGGCGTTTTCGGTAAGATCGAGAAGAAAAAAGCCCCGGACCACAAAGGCGCGGGCGATCCGGATCTCGGGGACGTTAATCCCTGGGCGAAAGATACTTACAATTTAACCCAGCAGGGCGTTATCACCAGGAAGGACCCCGCCCTGGCCGCGTCGCTTAAGAAAGCGGCCGGCAAATAAGCCCAGCGGCCGGAGGGTCGCGGGCAAAAGGAGGCCATTGTGGCTAAAACTCAGATATCAGATATCATCGTCCCGGAGGTTTTCCTCCCTTATGTAATCGAGCGGACCGCCGAGCTTACCGAGGTTATTATGGGCGGCATGGTTACTAACGATCCGGCCATGAACGCGTTAGCCCTGGCCGGCGGTAAAACCATTAACATGCCCTTTTTTAACGACCTGACCGGCGACGACGAGATCCTCTCCGACTCTAGCTCCTTGACCCCGGCGAAGATCGACGCCGGTCAGGACGTCGCAGTCCTGCTTATGCGTGGTAAAGCCTGGTCCGTTAACGACTTGGCTAACGCCCTCTCCGGCGACGACCCCATGGCCGCTATCGGCGATCTGGTCTCCATGTTCTGGGTACGTAAGCAGCAGGCGTCCCTTATCTCTATGCTTACCGGTATGTATGCCGATAACGCCGCTAACGACTCCGGCGATATGATTAATGATATCGCCTCGGAGACTACGGGCGGGCAATCCGCGACTACCCGGATCTCCGACGACGCGGTTATCGACACGATTACCGGCACCATGGGAGACGCCTGGGCTAGTATCGCCGCTATGGCTCTCCATTCGGTCCAGTTTAAGGCCCTGCAAAAAGCGGACCTTATCACCTTCGTCCCGACCTCGGAGCAGGATATCGAGATCCCGACGTACCTCGGTAAGACCGTCCTGGTCGACGATACCGCCTACAGCAGGCCCGGCACTACCAGCGGCACCGTATATCATAACTACTTTTTCGGTAACGGATCCGTAGCTATGGGCGACGGCGAGGCACCGGTACCGGTCGAGACTGATCGCGATAGCCTGGCCGGCGACGACGTCCTGGTTACCAGGCGCCACTATATTATCCATCCGCGGGGCGTTAAGCATGACGCCGGCTCCGTGGCTGGATCGTCTCCGACTAATGCGGAGCTCGCCGACGCCACCAACCACGACAGGGTATACGATCGGAAGAATGTACGCCACGCTCTCCTTATTTGTAACTAAGGTCGGCGCTACCTGTTAACTCTCGCCTCCGCCTGGCCCGACACCCCTATCGGGTCGGGCGGGGGATCTCCACCACCAATAACGACGAAAACCACGAAGGAGTACAAGATGCTTAAAAAGATCCTTTTACCCATGTTACTTTTGGCCCTTATGGCCGTATCGGGTACGGCCCTCGCCCTGCACACTGGGACCCCGACTATCGAGCCCGTAGGACTGCTCGGGTCGGCCTTTAGCGATCGACAAAATAACTACCTCGACCACGTGCTTTACGAAGCGGCTATGTCGGGGGATATTGTTTTTACCGTCTCCCCGGCGACCCTGGTATCCGACCCGATCTCGGAGGCCTGGACCAGGACCGTAACCGTAACCGTGGAGACCGCCGCCGGCCTCGATCATATCTGGCTCGACCAGGCCATAGCTACGGGCGTCTCGATCGCGAATACATCGACCGCAGGGACCGCGACGATCCCGTCGACTACCCTAACTTTCGTCGACGGAGTCGCTACAGTCGTCGTATCGGGCGACGCCGAGGACTGGCTCAATACGGAGACCGATACCCTTACCGTCGCGGAGGCGACGATCCTCGGGTACACGATCGCCGCTAAGACCAGCGTGGAGACTTTTACCACGCCTTAATAATCACACTCGGACGGGGCGGCGGATCGCCCCGTCTAGCTAGGAGCAAGCTATGGGAATGGCATCATTTAACGCCATGAGGCGACGCCAGGCAGAGGAAGCCAAGAAAGCCGCGAAACCGCGGGCCAATGCAGCCCCCGACGTTTGGGCGGTTATGAGAGCAGGCCGAGACGCGGCGCTTAAGCTGTTTAAGGGCTCAGACCATAAGGACCCGGAAGCCGCGGCCCAGACCTATATCGACGAGATCGTCGCGGGCGGGAGTACCCCCGCGGAGGAGCTCTCGAAAGTAAAGAGGGACTAGGCTATGGCCGACGAATCTCCCACCCTCGAGGAAGTTAAAGCCGTCCGCCAGGACGTCGAGGACTACGTAGTCGATAATAAGGAAGTCGAGACCGACTATACCCCCGAGGCGCTTAAGCATATCAAGCGATATCTGGAGGATAAGCGCGGGATCCTCTGGTCCCAGGTATGGGACGAGAGTAACTCGGACTACTTCGAGGGTACCGACGAGGTCGCCCGTAATCGTGATAAGATCGTTAACGCTATCGCCCATATGGCCGTCGCCCTGGTATTTAAAGACTGGTCGATTAAAAAGACCGAGGGGGTCTGGTGGGACCTTTACGTCTCGTATCGAGCAGACGCGGAGGACGGTCTCCGTAATGCTCTCCTCGACGTCGATCGCGATAAGTCCGGATCAATCTCCGAGGACGAAACGGCCGGCCGTTCGCAGCCTTTCGTTATACGATGAACATCGCCGACGCTATCAAGAGCCTGGTCGCGGATCTCCGGGCGCTCCAGGATCTCCAGGTCCAGACGGAGAAGAAAGAACGCGGCGGACGTGGGGACGTCCTTACGATCGTTATCGGCCCCCATGAACGCCTCCCCCAGTTCGGGGCCTCTAAAGTTAAGCAGGGGCTCCGGCTCATATTCGAGACCTACAATACCGACCCCTCCCACATAGCCGCCCAGCTCGTAGCGATCGGCGACGCGATCACCGACGACCGACGACGCGGGGGGAACGCCCAGACGACGGAGTACCCTCTGGAGGACTGGGATCCGACCGAGGAAGAGGGGCGGGAAGGTACCACCCTCGAAACCATAGCGAGGATCGTTATCAATGCGGATTAAATTTTACGAGGACCAGAGGACGGTTAACTATGGGCGCGTCGTAGCAGGCGAGCCCGTCGAGGTAACTGACGAGGACGGCCAGGCGTTTATCGATAATGGGCTGGCTAAAAAGACCAAAGCAAAGATGAAAGACGAGGAGGCCGTAGACAATGGGTAAACAATTTATCGCCATGGTCGAGCACGACGCCCGGGACACGGTTACCGGGTCAGAGGTTAAGCATTTTATCCCGATAATGGGAGCGCTCCAGCCGACATTTACGCCGAGCGACGAACCGCGGGAGGAGTTCAGGGGCCAGGATAGCGCCCTCGGAGATCTTACCGTCGTCCGCCGCGAGTCACAGTGGACCTGGAGCCTCGAGCTCGCCGCGTACCCGATCGAGGGCGTAGGTATTCTCCTTAAGCATGTACTCGGCAAAGCAGGAACGAGGGCCGTATACGACACCTCCGCCTATAAAGGGATTATCTACCCCGACGCTATGCCCTTCGGCGAGAGTATGGAGCTCGGCGATAAGGCTCTCGGTTTTTATGTGAATACTGACGAGGGCGGTACCACCAAGTCCCGCTTGTATTTCGGCGCCAGGGTAAAGTCCGTCGCTTTCCAGTTCGAGGGGACCGACGACGTTAAGCTTACATTCGAGGTAATGGGGCCGGGCGAGTATATCGACGCGGAAGCCTCCGAGACCGCGGGCGCCACCTTTACCGATGTCTCCCCCTTCGCGAGTAAAGATACTATTATGTACGTCGGGGCCGGTATCTCCCGGACTGGGACCGCTCCGGGCTTTACCGATATCGATCCTACGGGTATGGACCAATTCATCCCGGATAGTATGACGATCACTATCACGAACGGCCTGGACGATAAGGTCGTTATGAACGGCGTACAAGGCCCCAGCAAGACCCACCGCGCCAGTAAGTTTAAGGTCGAGATCTCCTCGCCTATGGACTACGAGGATCCGGCCTCGGGCTTTAGCTCCGCCGACGAGTATAAGCTGATTTTCGCCGGCACGGTCGAAAGTAGCCTGGCCCTGGTCCTCGATAATGGGGAGCTGGCCGGCGCGGCCGAAAATTACTCCTGGACGATCGATCTCCCGAACTTGTCGTTAAATCCGGGGACGCCGACCAGGACCACCGACGGGACCCAGCCGTCCGTCGACTTGGCGTATGTCTCGCTTATGTCAGATACCACCGAGTACCCGGTAGCTATTCAGACCATCGATAAAGCCTCCGACTACCCGGCTTAACAACCACCTAACGAGGAGCAAGGGAAAGTATGGATTTTCACAGTTTAGGACACGTCTACGAGTGTATAC